ACTCCTTAAAACGCGCGAAAACAGCCTTAAATCGCGTGTACGTTTTTATAAAAAAGGGCAAAAAATAGGCTCTTTTTAGCATAAAAAATAAGGCCAAAAAAGCGTAAAAAATACAGTGAAGACAGACCATAATTTTATGAAATTTCTATTTTTCCAGATGTGTCAAATTCGCTTAATTCTTGTAGCATGCCTTTATGAGCAATTACTTTAAATTCATTTTTTTTAACATCAACTTTTAAGCCGTCGATATAGCTTATTGAATCATCTTTATGGTTGGCAAAATCAATATAAATTTGATTGGAAAAAGCAAACCAATTATTTTTAGGTCTTGCAGAAAATTCGTATCGATTAACAAAACCTGAAAACAAAGACAATAATTCTTTTGCTTTAGCAATTGTGTCGCCTTGATATCTATTTAATGTTCCACTTGATTGGACATATTCAATGTCAAAATTTCCTCCACGTTCATTAATTGTTTTCCATGGAATAATTTTCATGATGTGTCTTTTTGTGTTTTGAGAAGCATTGTTTTGAATTGTAACAATTTCTTTTTTTGGTTCAAAAGAATTTACAATAGAACCAATATTGTCTAAATAAGTTTTTTGATATTTAGAAGCATTTGCTCCATTATTTCGAACAACAGTTGCTAAAAAACCAATTTCTCCTTTAACAAATTGTATTCCATTAGGTTGTCCTGAATATAAATCAAATTCATCTACAGTTATGCTTAATGATTGCCATTTATTATAATCACTCGCACCTTTAAGTTCTATAAAATTTAATCTGGTACTTTTTTCCCAACGTCTATCTTTTTGGTCATAATAATAATCTCGGTCTGTTAAAGTTTGAGTAATAACTTCACGTGTGTCTAAATCACAAAAATAATAAAGCCTTATTTCAGGTATGTTGCTTATATCTGAAGTGTCGCATGCTACATAATAATCTACATTTACAGAAATTTCAGGTGTTCCAAGTGGTACCCTTAATCTTTGGTCTTGATTATATTGGTTAAATGTTCTTTGGTCTGTTCGAATTGACACAGTATATAAACCACTGGAATTTTGAGGTGGATTGTTTACATAATAACTCGTGGTGCTATATGATTTTCTTCCACTTCTTGGATTGTCATTTATTTTTATTGAGCCATTGTTAACATCAAAACCCGAATCATATTCCATACTTGGATTAGCCGCAACTTGTCCTAAAACTTTATTTAAAATTGACCTATCAACTTCAATTGCAACATCTTTTAATGGCGCTAAATATTCAACTTGAAAATCATTATTTACAGGTTGTAAATCTGATTTAACTTTTTGGCTCATAGGTTGCCCAAAATAACCGACATATTCTTGCATACCTTTAATAGTTCCACTACCTGTTTGAACACGTTGTCCAATTTTGTAATATTTGTTAGTGTGTGCTGTTGGGTTTTGCATGTAATTAATTAAATCTTGACTTAATCCATAATTCATTGCTAAACTACCTGTTTGCCCATTTTGAGCACTTGGTGCGTCTCTAACAATACGATTATCTGTTCCAATTAAAGCAACTACAATTTGCCCCCATGATTGATAAATTCGCGCGTTTTTATATTTTAACAATCCCTGTACAATTGCTTTGCCATTTTTTACATTGTAAGTTGAATCAAAAATTCCATCTTGCCCAACAGTATTGTTTCGAGTAACTCCATCATAAGTAAACCTGTCATTGAAACCTAAATAATTATAATTACCTGACATTCGAGATGTAATTGAAATTGCTTCATCTTCTTTTTTGCTATCCATTTCTACAAAAATATATTGATATAAACTATTTGTCGGACCAACTAAATTTGGAGATTGTCCTGTATAACTAACTTCATTTATAGGTTGATTTAAATAATATCTTCCCAATAAATCAATAGCATCAAAAGTGCTGTTGTTCATTACCGAACTTCCATAAGATTGTTGTCCACCCAAACGATTATATCCATATGGATTTATTTTAAAAGTGTCAATTGTTGCCAACATGTCTAATGCTGTTAGTTGTATTTTATATGGATATGGTTTATAAGATTCTTTAAACGTGTCCGCAACTAAATAACCTTGCCAAAACATTTGATAATAGCAATCTTCAATTTCTTCCATGTCACCTAAAATAGCATCTTCATTTTCTATTGTTCCTGCATCATAAAGCACTCGTTCAACAAATTTGCTTTTATTTGTGGCATAAATTTGAAAATCTGAATCTAAAAAATTGTCGTTTACATCACATAAATAATTATCTTCTACGTTTGTAATTCTTTCTCTGTAATTGTTTATGTCATCAGGATTTCTTAAAAAATTAGTGGTTGGACATAAAATATTTAATTTGTGATATTGGAATTTATTTATGCCATTATATAATCTAATTTTAAATTCATTTTCTGGGTATTCATGAAAATTTACAAATTCATCATCAAATCTTTTAAACAAATTAATTGTCATTTTACTTCCAAAAATATTTTTTTTTAAAATGTCTCCGCTTGTATAATTAATAATTACAGGATTTCCTGTTCCAACAATATTGGTAATGCCTCTTGTTTCGCTTGAATTTGGGCCTAATATTGTTGCATATTGAAAACTTATTGTTTCGTCATCATCATTGACGCCTACTACAATTGTTTTTATATTGTCATCATTATCTATAAACAACACTTTAAAATATCCAATACTTCCATTGACACTAAAAGCACCAGTATTAAATTCATAACCTATCGTCTGGTTTCTAATAGCATTGTAATCGCTACTGCTTAAAGTTATTTCGTTTATAAAAGGTAAAGAATTAGCAGTTAATGCAACGTCATTTTCATCGCTTAATTGGATTTGGTCAGAACTTAAATTTACATTAGTAATTTTTGGATAATTTTTTTGGTCAATATCTAACCTTTTGGGGTTTCCATCTACATCAGAAAAAAATAATCTGTAACGTGTATTGTAATTATCAATATAAGGCATAATTAAAGTCTTTCTCCATTTTCGTTTGCACGACCTAATGCTAAAACTAAATCTTGTCCATCAACAGTGAAATTTCCGCCAACATTAATATTTGAACTTTGTTGTTGAGGAAGCATGTTTTTTAATCTATCTAAAGGAGCAATAACTTCTGGATTACTTTTTGCCCCTGGATATTCACCAACCATTCCAAGAGTTGTTCCGCTTACAATACCACCAGAAGCAAATTTATTAGGCTTTGCTTTTTTCATCATCTTTGCAACAAGTGTTACAGCTGTAGCTATTAAAAGAGGTAATACAAAAGCTGCTGCTGGTCCAAATGATTTTGAGGATTTTGTAGCAGAGACAACCGCATTACCAGTTGCTTCTGCACCAGCTGCCCCGACTGAAGTTGCAGAGGCTGCTAAGTCTGAAGCTGAAGAAGAAGCATTAGCTACTTGTGTTGTTGTAGCCGAAAGTGTTTTAGCTGCGTCAACAACTTGCGTTGAGGCTAATACCGCTTGGTCACCTGCAATTTTTGTTGCGGTTTTAGTTTGCTCTGAGGTTTGTATTTTTAAATTTTCAACTAAAGTTTGTGTTGCTGTATTCATTAACTGGTTCAAATAGTCACCTAAAGCTGTTCCGGCTAATCCTAAGGAGTCAACTATACTGGAACTCATTTGGCCAAAGGAACTTGCAATTGATTCCTTAGCGCTTTCCGCAGTAACTCCTAAACGAGTTAACAAGGCAATCTTTTTTTCAATTGCTTCATTTCCTGCTGGGTCATCATTATTTTGAACAATTATATTATCTTCTTCAGTTGTGGGTGTGCCACCTCCACCACCTCCACCACTAAATAAATTATTAAATTTATCTTTTAAATTTCCAAACGTTCCTTCAAGAGTATTTTCAAAATTGTCAAAAACTGATTCATCTACTAAATTGACACTGCCTGGAATAATTGATTTTTTAACTGCGTTTTTAAAATTATTTTTAGTGTCATTAATAAAGTTGTCCATATTGGTCTTGCCATTCTGAGCAGCTTCTGTAAATGTTGATTTTAAATTAGTTCCTAATTCTTTAACCGCTTTGTTTAAGCCTTCGCGGTCTAAAGTAAATGCAGCTTTTATTATTGCTCCAGCACTACTAAAAATATCATAGATAGCTTTTCCTATCATTTTAATATGTTCAATAGTGTTTAATATTTGCAATTTGGCAAAACCAAAAGCGGTCTTAAATGCAAACTTTATACTTTCTACAATAATACGAAAGCCCATAGATTCATTGTAAAGCATAATAAAATAATTAGCTATTTCAACTAATCTTGTTTTTATTTGTGCCCAATTTTTATATATAATAACTCCTATACCAACCAAAGCAGCTGTTATAAGCGCGACAGGGCTCATTAGAACGCCTATTGCAGAAGTTATAAGCCCAAAGCCACTAACAATAAACGGAAGCACCATAGCGAGCGCACCTATCCCTAAAATCAATTTTTTAGTTCCGCCGTCAAGCTGATTAAACTTTTTAAATAAGTTTCCGACAAATGCCATTGCTTTTTGTAAAGCTGGGCCAACAACTGTCATAAGATTTGCGCCAAATGTTTTGAAGTCTTCTTTTAAAGCGTTTATTGATTTTCTTAATTGGAACTCTGCAGATTTTTGTAGCTCAGCAAAAGCTTTATCAGTCATTCCAGTTGTGTTAGTCATTCGCTCGAATATACCATTAACAGCTTCTGCGTTTTGACCAGTTAAGGCAAGCAAAGGAACTAAGGCTCTAACGTTTCCAAAGACCGCTGTTGTTGCGTCTGCGTTGCCTTCAAATTTATTTGATAATTCAGTTAAGACCGAAAGCAATCCATCGTCTTTAATTTTTTGTCTTACTTCGTCTGCACTTAAACCCATTTTTTCTAATTGGTCTCGGGCACCTGAAGTTGGGTTTAATAAAGTTGTCATTATACTTCTTAAACCGGTTGCAGCTTGTGAAGCATTTGAATTAGTTCTTGAGACTGCCGCAAATGCTGCTGACAGCTCATTAAAGTTAACTCCCATTTCTGCAGCTACAGGAATTACCATTTCCATAGAATCAGCTAACTGAGTGGCGTCTAATCGACCTTCACGGACCGCAGCAACTAAAGTATCAGTAGCTTGAGTTGTAGTATAATTTTGCGCGGCATAAGCAGCCATTGCGGCTGTAGATAATCTTGCCACGGTTTCAGTTTCACCTAATCCAATAGCTGTTGCTTTTAAAGAAATATTTAATGTCTTTAAAGCCGTGTCTCCTCTTTGCCCTGCTGAGGTTATAAAGAATAATGCGTCTGCAGCTGTTTTAGAGCTCACTGCTGTCTCTTTACTCATTGACTTAACACTATTAGCCATTTGGTCAACTTCGTCTCCCGCAATACCTACAAGCGTTTTAATCTTAGTCATTGCTTTATCAAAGTCTGCCGCCATTTTTATTGCGCCAATTCCCGCTAAAGCAATAGGAAGGGTCATTGCCTTCATTCTCATTCCAACAGCTGTTATCTTTTTTCCAAAAGCTGTCATTCTCATTGAAGCTCTTTTGAGTCCTCCCGTGAAGCCTGCTGTATTTGCTAATAAATTAAACCGTAAACTTTGCTGCGCCATGTTAAATGCTTTTTAACAAAAATACTAAATTTTGAACACTTTTTTATTCTTTAAATTTTCAACCTGTTGCGCAAACAAACGAGTTTGTTCAACTGTTGGAGCCTCAACATTTTTAGCTCGTTTATATAATTTATCTTGTGGTAAACTAAATAATTTTTCGGGCTTTATTAATTGAGATTTTTTTGAGGCATTGCTGTTGTATATCATTGTGCTAATAAATCGACAGCGTTCCCATTCATAATTTTGTTTAATATGAAAAGCCTCAGCTAATAGCTGGGCTTCATTCCATGTATATTTCCAAAATTTATTAGGGTCGATTCCTATTTGACCAATATAATAATCAAGCAGACTATCCCAGCTTAATTCTTGTTTGGTTTCTTCGTTGTTTTTTTTTCTTGTGAAGCTCTTTCAATACCCATATTTAGGTCGTTACCTAAAATTCTTGTATTGGTCATGGCGGTTAATATTTTTTCAATTTCTTCTGGACTAACATCATCTAACCAAGAGCCCACTTTATATTCATTGTAATCAATTTCATTGCCTTCTTCTTGGTCATAAGTAAGGACGCCACAATATATAATTGCTCTAAATGCAGACATATTAAATCCGCTTTCAAATATTTTTCCAATATCTTCTAATGTGATACCTAACAATTCTGTTAAGCTTGCCCAGAAGTTAAAAGAAAAATGTAGTGTTCTTTTTTTACCGCCAAGCATGGTTGTATAATAACCTCTCTTTTGATTCGCCATGATTTTAAAATTTTAATTATGAAACTGTTCCAGAAGTAATTGCACCGGTTACTGTCATTGAACCAGAATATGTTACTGGAGACTCCATTTCAGACGCTATTTCAATTGATGAAAGAAAAGCTTCACCAGTTAAAATTTGGTCGCCAGAAGTAGCTGTTGCTAAACTCCAATCGATTTTAGTTCTATTTAACATAAGCTCAGACAATTCTTTAAAGTTTTGAGTATCTGTATAAGATACTAATCCTTCAAAAGAAATTTCCCCGCTTCTTAAACCTGCAATATGTTCCGCAAACCCATTAGAATCTTTAGTTGTAGCTTCAGGAAGGTCATTTGATAATGATAAACTCGCTGAGGT